CTCACAGCTGAAGACGTTGCAGCATGGAAAGCAGCTAAGAAGCCTGGTGGCTCTGCACCTGCCCCTAAAGCTACTCCAGCAGCTAACCCATTCGCAGCATCAGCTAACTTCCCAGCATAATGGCACATTACAGAGGAGTTCTCCAAGGAAGCAGAGGAAGCACCTCTCGCCTTGGGACTAAGAGCTCAGGACTATACGCAGTATTGTCTGGCTGGGATGTTGGTGTCCAAGTATCTATCAAGCATGAAGACGGTAAAGATGTTATTTATGTGCGTAAAACTGGAGGTTCTAACAACACCACAGAAAACACTAGCAACCTTTACAACTTAGATGAGCTTATAGCAGGTGCTAAATGAAATCTTGGATAGGCATAGATGTAGGTAAGAAAGGTAGTCTCTGCCGTCTATATGAAGATGGAGCTGCCTTCTTTGTTGACTTCAACTTAGCCTCCTATATTGGCTATCTTGAGTCTATCTACCAAGCTAAACTACCATTACCAACCATGATAGCTGTCGAGTCTGTCTCAGCCATGCCTGGTCAAGGGGTATCTTCAATGTTCTCATTCGGACAACGTCTAGGTGAGCTTGAAGGTATGCTACAAACCCTGCACATTGGCTATGAATTAGTTCGTCCACAAGCTTGGCAGAAATCATGTCAAATACCAGCTAAGTCTGGTAAACAAGGAACATTTGAGGTTATGAGCAAACTTTACCCGTTAGCAGAGCTAACTGGTCCGAAAGGAGGCATCCTCGATGGTCGTTGTGATGCTTTAGGTATTGCTCATTATTTACGTAAAACATATAACTAAAGGAACAACAATGACTAAAGCAGAATTCGTACAAGAGCTATCTATGCTCAATGACTTTGAATCTAAAGCAGCAGCATCTAGAGCAGTTGAGATGATGATTAGTATTATAAAAGATAAACTTGCATCAGGTGAAGAAGTTAACATCTCTGGCTTAGGCAAATTCTACCCAGCGCAGCAAGCAGCTAGAACGGGCACAGCACCATTAGGTGGACGTACTTGGACATCACCAGCTAAAACAGTACCTAAGTTCAGACCAGCAGCTCAACTTAAAAGAGCAGTATAATGAAGACCAGAGCAGATGTAGTTGTTCGCAGAACCTATTCAAGACCTAAGAACGCTGCTGAGACTGAATTTGAGTCTTGGGAAGAAATCTGTGAACGTGTAAAAGAACATCAACAATGGCTATGGGAACGAGCTAAAGGTAAACTATTAAACAAGAAAGAGCTAACCGAACTAGAAGAGTTCAAACAGCTCATGATTGACCGCAAAGTCTCAGTTTCTGGTCGTACTCTTTGGCTAGGTGGTACGGACATAGCTAAACGCAGAGAAGCATCACAGTTTAACTGTAGCTTCACTGAAGTAGAAACAGTTTATGATGTAGTTGATGTTCTCTGGTTACTAATGCAAGGCTGTGGTGTAGGTTTCAAACCAATCACAGGAACACTCAACGGCTTCTTTAAACCAATAAAGGACATAGATGTTATCAGAACACAAAGAACCACTAAAGGAGGCTTGGAAACTAACCAAGAAACCTTCGAAAATGGAGTCTGGACAATCAAAGTTGGAGACTCAGCCGAAGCATGGGCAAAGAGTATTGGTAAGCTCCTTGCGGGAAAGTACAATGCTTCCAGATTGGTTTTTGACTTCTCAGAACTCAGACCAGCAGGAGAACGTCTTAACGGCTACGGATGGATTAGTTCAGGAGACTCAGCAATAGCAACAGCATATGTAGCCATTGCTAAAATAATGAACAAACGAGCTGGACAGTTACTAACTCGTATTGATATACTAGACATCATTAACTGGCTAGGTACTATACTATCTAGCAGACGTTCAGCACAGATAGCCTTATTTGAATATGGTAAACCTGAATGGAAAGAATTTGCAGTAGCTAAGCATGAGTTCTGGAATGGGAACATCCAACGTAGTCAATCTAACAACTCGTTAGTTTTCTATGACAAACCTACCAGAACTGAACTTGAGCATATCTTCACTCTTATGCAAGAAGCTGGTGGCTCTGAACCTGGCATGGTTAATGGTCAAGCAGCCTTAACTCGTGCACCTTGGTTCAAAGGCTCAAATCCATGCTGTGAAATTCTCCTCGGTAACAAGAACTTCTGTAACCTAGTTGAGATTGACATCGCTAAGTTTCGTGGTGACTCTACAGGTCTTCATCGTGCACTTGAATTAGCAGCAAGGGCTAATTATCGTCAAACATTAGTTAACCTAAAAGATGAAATTCTACAAGAGGCTTGGCATCTTAACAACGAATTTCTTCGTCTCTGTGGAGTTGGTTTGACAGGTATCGCACAACGGGATGACTTAGAGCCTTATGACCTACAGCAAATGAAGCTAGTAGCAATTACATCAGCATATTCAATGGCAGATGAGCTTGGGCTTCAGCGTCCTAAGAATGTTACCACCGTTAAGCCATCGGGTACATTAAGCAAAGTAATGGCAACTACAGAAGGTGTCCATAAACCATTAGCTAAGTACATCTTCAACTATATTAACTTTGGAAAGAATGACCCAATCCTGCCTAAACTTCGTGAAGCTGGGTATGAAGTTAAACCTAACCCTAATCAACCTACTGAAGGTATCATAGTTAAGTTTCCCATAGCTTGGGAACATGTAAAATTTGAAAAGTCTGCTATGTCTGATGGAACTATAGTAGAAGTTAACCTTGAATCAGCTATAGACCAACTAGAACGTTATAAGAAGTATCAAGTCCATTGGTGCCAACAGAACGTATCTAACACCATTAGTTATTCACCTGACGAAGTACCAGCTATGATAGATTGGCTATTAGACAATTGGGAACACTATGTAGGAGTATCCTTCCTGTATCGTATGGACCCAACTAAAACAGCTGCTGACCTAGGTTATCTCTACCTACCTCAAGAAGTAACTACAAAGGAAAAGTATGAAGAGTACGTTAAGACCCTCAAACCAGTTACCCTTGATGACATTCAAGACTCCCTCTCGAACGAAATGGAAAACCAAGAATGTGCAGGTGGTGCCTGTCCAGTACGATAGCTGTAGCTTCCTTGAAAATCTCAGAGCCTACCAGCTCTGGGATATTCTCGGTAAATATAAACTCTTTTAAAGGAGCACTATGCAAATACAAAACATACTAGCTGAACGTGGTAACAACTATGGTGAATTCGAACAACACGCTCGCATCACTCAAGCTATGAAAGATGCTATGAAAGTTGAATCTTTAGGCAAGTACTCAGAACTTCAGGATTATATGAAAGAAGCACTAGAAATGATTTGCCATAAGATTGGTCGTATAGTTAATGGCAATCCATACTATCTTGATAATTGGAGGGACCTTGTAGGGTATTCCCAACTAGTTATAGATATAGTTAGTAAGACAGAAGGTGCCACTGATAGTAGAGTAGTGAAACAACATGTAGTAAATGGTAAATTAGTTGACATATCCTGAAATATCCAGTATAATTAGATAAAAAAGGATATATACATGGCAAAAGGTTATTTTAAATGGGAAACTCCATCTACTTCCTTAACATACAATAGTTGGCGTTCTATGCGTAATAGGTGCTTGCATAATAATGCGAATAGTAAACACTATAAATTAAAAGGAATAACTATCTGTGATGAATGGGTAGATAATTTTGATAAGTTTGTAGAAGACATGGGTGAACGTCCAGAAGGTACATCACTAGATAGGATTGACCCGAATGGAAATTATGAACCATCTAACTGTAGATGGGCTACTGACCGTGAGCAGCAAAACAATAAAAATTTATCTACCGCTATTATCCATAATGGAGAATCCCATACAATAGCTGAATGGGCATATATTTTAGACCTTTCACCTACTGAGTTAGCTAGAGCCTATAAACGATACTCATGCTACAATGCATCAACATTTGAAGAATTATTCTATGACGGAAGCTTACTAGCTAAGCGAACAGCAGAGAGAGTAAATGAGTGCTTAATCTGTGGACGAATAGAGTCTATTAAATGGAGAAAAGATGGAAAACTATGTAATACTTGTTACCATAAGGCACTGCGTTGGAGTAAGAAACAAAATATAAATATAGAGGAGTTTCCTGAATGGAAAAACAAATTTTAAAGGACACAAATGGAAATTGAGCTAATACCACCAATGGATGAAGTATCATCTGTATGGGACAAAGAAGTACCTATTGTTCGAGAAGGTCGTACTTGGCATTGTTATATCACATCTAACATATCCAACCCAGACACCTACAACGAACTCTGTTACCTTCTTGACAATGCGTACCCTTGTGACCAAATCCACCTTCACATTAACACCCCTGGTGGTGTAATTGATTCTGCCTTCAAGATAATCTACTCACTCAACAATACCAATGCTCAAACTACAGCAATCCTTACTGGAACTGTAGCTTCAGCTGGTACTATGATAGCGTTATCTTGCCATGACATTGAAATTGCACCATTCACTCAGTTTATGGTACATAACTACTCTGGTGGAACTGCTGGCAAAGGTCACGAAGTTAGAGACTACGTTAAGTTCTCTGACAAGCAACTCAACAAAGCATTCTCAACAATCTACAAAGGCTTCCTAACTCCACAAGAGATTCACGATGTAATCGAAGGCAAAGACATATGGATGGATGATGAAGAGGTTATGGAGCGTTGGAGAGCTATGAAAGGTCAACAATGCAGTACAAGTGCTTAGACACCAACATTCTCCTACTAGACGCATACAACCTTATCAACCTTGGCAAAGATGGCTCAACCATAGTCATCCCTGCCACAGTCCTAGATGAAATTGACTCTAAGAAGTCTGGTACATCTGAAGTTGCATATCAAGCTAGACAAGTAGGTCG